TGTCGGCTTATTATCTGAACATGGTTCAACAATTCGAGGCTGTTTATAATAAACTCCAAGAATTGCCTGGTGAAAAAAGAGTTGCAAACCTTATTCTGGCTGCCTGAATCATGATTATCATTTACCGCGCCGACCACTGGGAGCTGATTAAGGCTCCACAAAATGTAGAAGAAGCCTGGGAATTGGCGGATAAATTAACAGAAGAATCTGGCGTTCAACATAACGTTGGACGGATCTAAAATATAAATGAGGGATTTATTCCCTCTTTTCTTTTATTATAGTATAAAATTGCAGGATAAGTGTCGAGTTTTGTATAATCACGCCCTTGCGCTTGTCCGGTTGTCTTAAAGACATTCTAGCACCTTCCTGGGGCTCCTGGGGACCTCTGGTGATCAGTATGGGTTATCGGTCCCATAAGCACCGCTGATCATAAAATGCTTGCGCAGGGCTTCTGGATGCCGTATTATTTGGAAGTCGTCAAGGGAACACCAACCCATGAGCAACCCTTACATCGCCAACGGATTCGCCAATCGTGCCGAATACCTTGATTCCTTGCGTGAGGAATACGGTGGCCTGGTTGACATTCTGACCGGGATTCTGCCTGCGTCTGAAGATTTTGACGGACTGGTTACAGATTTGGAAGATGCAATGGATTCTGGAGAGTATGATGATTTGATCTGATTTTTATTACTTTAATCCTTCACCTTTTATTACAATGTTTGAACTTCAATTCTTTTGTCAAGATGGTTGTCTTGAGGAACATGTACACGAAGGATTCTTTGATACAATCGAGGAAGTTTATAATCGAATTGAAAACATTGGTTCTCGGTGGATTTTTTATCCTAATGCCCGTATCATAAAGGATGGTGAAATTATCGAGGAGTTTATGGCCTGAGGATTAGATAATGGACGCTGGGTATAATAACCTGGCGTCTATTATTGTTTGTTTTTATAATAATAAAAAAGTGCAGGAGAAATGTCTAGTTTTATATAATCACGCCCCTGCGTTAGTTAAGTTTTAGATTGGACATTCAAGGTTTTTCTCCCTTGGTATGAACATAGTCTAGCAGGTTTTTATGGGATTTGGTATTAGGGTTGCTTATCTGTCACATAAAATCCTCTTACCGTTTAATGGTTGCCAGGGGGTGATGGGTCTGTTATTGTATGGGAGTCAACCGGCCACCAGATCATGAAAACCTATTCTCTCACTATTAAAGAGCACGAAGAATACGGTGGACTAGGTATAGTTGTAGATACAGGGCGGAATTATTTTGAGCCAGGAATGGATGGGCTAGTTGTTGCTCATGATATTCTGGAGCATACAGTAAAGCCACATTATTGCGGTTATACTGACGAACTTATGGCAATTGGTGGTTATATTGCTGGAAGGGTTCAGGTTGGATATAATTCTAGAGGTTATAGATCAGCCTCGATTGATGATGTAAGCAATGATATTCAGTCTTTATTTGATGCAGCATTGAATGAAGATGGTGATAATAATAATTTTACATCAATCGAAAAATGTAATTCATATTTACAAGATCAGTGGATTATGGATAAACTCAGAAAAAATGTAAAGGAAGGCATAATCGAGGCCTTGGATGAATGGTCTGATGGTGAATGCGGAGAGAGAGAATTGGTTTATTATGATATAAACTCTATTGTTGGCTGGATCTGTAAAGGTTATCAGGCGTTTAATAAGCGGTTTTCTTATACCTTGAGGACTTATGGTTATAGGAGTCTATTTGACTCTATCCGTAAAGAATCTGACCGGTTCCTTTCTAATGCTTTCGAGGGCCAGACTGCTACGTTACATGTTGATTTTTCTTCATGTAACGTATACATAAGAGGCGAAGATGACTGGGATTATTAAACAATAGACAGTCTAGCAACTGGCACAAGGGGATCCTAACCGGTCCTCATCTCACCCTATACTAAAAGAGTCAACCAGCCACCAGATCATGAAAAAAACTATTAACGGAAAAGAGTACACTATTGAACCGGGCGCCTATCTTCGGGGCGCCTATCTTCGGAAAGCCAATCTTGAGGGCGCCAATCTTGTGGGCGCCTATCTTCGGGGCGCCTATCTTGAGGGCGCCGATCTTGGGGGCGCCAATCTTGAGGGCGCCAATCTTGAGGGCGCCAATCTTGTGGGCGCCTATCTTCGGGGCGCCAATCTTGAGGGCGCCGATCTTCGGAAAGCCAATCTTGTGGGCGCCGATCTTGAGGGCGCCGATCTTGAGGGCGCCGATCTTGAGGGCGCCGATCTTGAGGGCGCCAATGTAAAGAATACAATTCTTGTGGGCGCCGATCTTGAGGGCGCCAATGTAAAGAATACAATTCTTGTGGGCGCCAATCTTGAGGGCGCCAATGTAAAGAATACAATTCTTGTGGGCGCCAATCTTGTGGGCGCCTATCTTCGGGGCGCCTATCTTGAGGGCGCCTATCTTCGGGGCGCCAATCTTGAGGGCGCCAATCTTGAGGGCGCCAATCTTGAGGGCGCCTATCTTCGGGGCGCCAATCTTGAGGGCGCCAATGTAAAGAATACAATTCTTGTGGGCGTCAATGTAAAGAATACAATTCTTGAGGATAAGGACAAGAAAATTCAGGAATTAGAAAAAGAACTTAAAGAACTTAAAAACAAAATCAAGTCTCTGTTGGACACCTGAATAACTGGCACAAGGGGACTGTTTATGGTTCCCTTTCCACCTTATACTGTAAAAGTCAACCAAGGACACGATCAATGGCCACTATCCGCCACCTTTGCGCCGCCAGCGACATTAACGGAAATCCCCAGCGATTGTATGCGCTAATTGACAGCGACAATGAAATGGTTGCTGTATGGGATGAAGGCTATTATGGTTCGGATGCCGTGCCTGGCATCTGGAGAGAGGCTGCTTATTTTGCAGAACGCGAGGAAATTAGCGTCAGTAAGTATAAGAAATTGCTCAGGGATTATCCTTCCCCCGCTTATGCTTATGAGGTGAAAGGTTACTCTCATTTGCGTTAGTAACTTGTGGCTCTGGGTTTTTATACCTTGGGCCACATCTTTTTTTTGTGTTTTTATAATAATATAAAATTGCAGGATAAGTGTCCTGTTTTATGTTATTGCGGCCTTCCGCTCGTTTTCTTTTGTTGTTTATAGTATAACAGAATCTCCCAGGACCGTCAAGAGTCTCACCCATAAGCGTTCCTGATCGTTCCAGGACTTGACGGATCGGCTCTAGTCTGCAATACTTAAAGGGTCAAAGGGATTCACCCCATGAAAGACTACAAGCCTGAAGTCCGCTCCCTGCTAAAGTCACTCAGGCAGGCAGGATTCACTCCCATTTATGTTGACGACGGAGAAGAAAACATCTTCTACGCAGACGTATCCAAGACCCAGTTCTTGGAGGAAATTGTTGCAACAGACGAGGCAAAAATTCGTCTTCAACATAATAACAAAAGAGTTTCAGTTTATCTAGTTCTAGGTAACGAACCCGGTGAGATTGCGGCTGATTATAGTGATTATGAACCACTGGAAGATGTAATTGACGAGCATTATGATCGGTGGGAGAATAAGAAACAGCCCACCTGTTGAGTATAACAACTACCTGGAGGTTTCTTATACCTCCAGGTTTTTCTATTCTTTATAATAATAAAAAAGTGCAGGATAAGTTTTCCGTTTTATGTTATCACGCTTTTGCGTTTTGTTTTCTTTTGTTGTTTATAGTATAAACCATCCAGACCCATTAGACTGTATCAACCGCTACCAGATCAGCAACGCTTATCAGTCGCTCCTGGCGCTCGCAGGATGGCCCTAGATGCTGTAGGATTAACGAGTCAACCAAAGGGACACACCCCATGGATCGCCAGGCAATTCTTGACAAGATCGCCGCAATGATGGCACTTAAAGAGTCGTCAACTTTCGAGGGCGAAGCATCAGCGGCTGCGGCCATGATCGACAAGTTGTGTGCAAAGTATGGCGTGAGTTTGGATGATCTGACTCCCCAGATTCTCGATGAAGTTGTAGCCTCAGGACGCGTCAGATCGTATAATAAACTCATTTGGGAAGCAGTTTCATATTTTTATGATGCACAATTGTATTATAAAAACAGTGAAAACCAGATCCGTATTATTGGATCGGAAGCCCAGCAAATACAGGTGAAAATATATTCACAGTTCATCTGTGATTGCATGAATAAAGAGGCACAAAAAGCCTACGATGGTGAGAAAGTTCTGGCAGAATTGACCGACTCGGCTATGCCTTCTCGCAAGTTTCTTGAGGCCTTCAAGGTAACTTTTGCGGCCGAAGTTCGCCGCCGTTTGAGTGAAATGAAGCGCGAGACGAATCGTGTGCATGAGCACAAGCAACTTACTGCGGCCGAAGTAAACAAACGTCGTTGGGGACGTGCTAAATCTATCCGCACGATTGCATCCGGTAGTGGTGCAATGGCCGGGGCATGTGCTGGCAATAGTGTATCATTACACCTCCAAGCAAGTGGTAGCGTTCAGCGTCAACTTTGCGGCGGTTAGTATAAACAATCTGTGGCCTGGAGTTCTTTATACTCTGGGCCACAACTTTATTTTGTTTTTTATAATAATAAAAAAGTGCAGGATAAGTGTCCCGTTTTATGTTATTGCGGCGCCCCCGCTCTTTTTCTTTTGTTGAAACAATACTAGGACGGATCAGGCCAGCCCACTGTATCGGTTGATACCAAACGGCGAATCCGACCGATCAGCAGGACTTATGGAAATTGGCTGGCCGCTGGCTCGCAGTTGGGCATCTGCGGCTGTAGAATTATGGGGCAGACGCAACCCAGACCATGCGCAAGATCGAGTGCCTGATGAATGAAGCAATCGCAGCCGGTAAGGATTGGCGCAATGGCAACACTTCCGTGGCCATTCGTGATACTGAGTTCGGCGAAGTTGCCGATGTAAAGTTGCACGGCAACCTTATTGCACACGTTGGTAAGCATTTTGTCACTCTTTATGATGGCGGTTGGCGTACATCGACGACTAAAAGTCGCCTGAACGCTATCCTTAAAGGCAGCGGATTGCCTGGAGATGGTATTTTCCAAAAGAACCAGGAATGGTTCATTCAGTATGATGGAAACGTGGAACCTTTCGAGAGTGGAGCCACTTTAGGATGATTGATTGTCCTGGCCCATGACATTAAACCGGGCCGATTCTTCTCTTTATTCTTTAGAACAATGCTTTCCACCTTCGACGCTAATTTCCAACGTGTTCGTGATGTTGAGCAGTTCGCAATAGATTCTATCAACCGTGGCGGATTGCACGGTGACGGTATGATCGGAGAGGCAGAGTATCATTGTCAGGGTTATGCTGGCGAGGGTAATCCGCCGCATGATGTAGTTTTAGGTTGCCGCATTAAGGTAACGAAGGCCGGAAGTCGCCGGTTCACGTTCACCCTGAACGGGCGAAGGATTGCCTCCCATAAGATAGCTCTGAGACTCGGAGAGTTGGGAGTCTGAATTACATCAGGGGAGGCACAATCCTCCCCGCCACAGTATCACGAACTCACCCCTAATCTCCGTGAGTTCGTGATACTATTTCAAAGTGTAACAGACAGTTGACAGTAGGCCCGCCCCATGTTATGATCCCGGCCTGGGCCTAATCCATAAAAATTCAAAGCCTTTTAAAATAAAAACCCAAATCCACCCCCCATTATCCCATAATTACATAAAACCCCCATTTTCCACCAAAAACCCGAATCAATTTCCCTTTCCCTAAAAAAATCCCGCCGGGTAAAAATCATCATAAATAGTCGGCTCATAAAAATGATGCGACTTTAACTTAATTATTAGGAGATTATTAAAAATGGCAAAAGGTTTCACCGTAAAAGCAAAATCAAATAAAGAAGAAGATTTCAGGACTCTAGAAGGAATTATTCAGAATTCCCAGAATAAAGAAGAAGTAGAAGAGGCCAAACAAAAACTTGGTGCATATTATCAGAAAGTAAAAGATAAAATGCGTGGCAAAAAAATTGTTTTTTGTTTACCAGGTAGAAGTTGTTCTTATACGTTCCTAAAGAATTTTGTACAATTATGTTTTGACATGGTACAAAATGGAATGAGTATCCAGATTTCCCAGGATTATTCTTCCATGGTAAATTTTGCTCGTTGCAAGGTCTTGGGTGCAAACGTTACTCAAGGACCATGGCAGGATCCCTGGCAAGGTAAACTAGATTATGATTGGCAATTATGGATCGATAATGATATTGTTTTTAATACTGAGAAATTCTGGCAATTATGTGATCTTGCCGTAAAGGATTCACCAGAAGAAAAAGAATTTGATAAGGAGGAATATCCTTTATGGGATGTTTCTGATGAGGAATTGGAATCAATGCATAAGTCTGATTTTAATGTACGGAAGGAGCGGGTTCGGCGTTTAAGTATTGGGGTTAATCCGATTGTTAGCGGATTTTATCTTACCGAAGACGGGAGAACTACTTCTTGCGCTCATTGGTTGGAAGCAGATGATTTTGTAAAAAACGGTGGCGTTATGAATCATGAAACGGTTGAAAGTATCAGCAAGCGTAGTAAGCCTTTTTCAGTAGATTATATTGGAGGTGGTTGGATGATGGTTTCTAAAGGCGTTTTTGAAAATATGAAATACCCTTGGTGGGGTCCTAAACTCCAGGAATTTGAAAATGGCATAGTTGACTATACCGGTGAGGACGTCGGTGCATCCTTAGACGCCCGTGAACTCGGTATTGATATTCTAGTTGATCCTCGGATCCGAGTAGGCCATGAAAAATTGCGTGTCCTATAAAGCTCTCGCGCTTGACAAATTGGTGGATTCGTGCTATAAAAGACGGGTCCATCACTACTATTTAGGGCATGTCACAACTAAAGAAAATAAAAATAAAAGAGCACGCTGGCTACTACTTCTCTTATGATCCAGAAGATCCTTCTGTTCCAGTAATTGTCAATAGTAACTGGAGAAAGACCGGTAAAACACCGGCAGTTATCGACGAAACATATTCAAAACCTCTAAAAACCGCCGACGAAAGACCCCGCGTATATGTTTTTATTGCGACCATGAATAAAAAGGTCAGGGTCTACCTAGATGATCTTGTTGCATCTTATTTGATTCCTAATCCAAATAATTATGAGATGATTATTCATAAAGACGGAAACAAATACAATTGTCATCCATCTAATTTAGAATGGGCCACTAAAGACCAATTTAATCAATATGCAATCAGCATTAATGATCCAAAAGGTAAAACAAAACAATTTCTTGCTACCTATAAAGACGGGACCACGGAAATTGTAACCGGCTTTCTTGATTTTATTAAAAAGAAAAATATCCCAGAACAGGCCCTCTATAAACTTCGTAAAGGACAAATTAATGAGTATAAGGGATTAATTTCTTTTGAGGAAATCGAAAAAGAACCAGAATACAGAGATAAAAAGAAATCTCCTACTGATTTTAATTTTGATAGTCTTGATATTGTCGAATTGGATGATTGGCCTGGTTATTACGTCGTTTATAAAAAAGACGATGTTAATACCCCTGTAAGGATCTTTAGTAAATGGAAAAAGGAAAAAGAGGGAATGGTTTTATGTGAAGATTTTGTAAGAGAAACTACCCAACATATTCATGTTACTGGCTACCCTCAGGTTAATATGAAACTCCCAGGCGAGAAGAAAATTGTCCAAAAGCTACATCGTCTAGTTGCAAAGCAATTGGTCGAAAATCCTGATCCAGAAAATTTTGATACTGTGGATCATATTAATAATGATAAGACAAATAGTCATCCGTCTAATTTACAATGGATCACCCTTTCTGGAAACACTAAAAAAGCAGTAGAAGATGGTTTGTTTAAATGTAACGATTATGAAATAACTTTTAATGACGGGCGGGTTGAGATAATTTCTAATTTAAGAAAATTCTGTAATGAGAGAAATTATAATTCTGCTGGCTGTTATAATGTAATAAACAACAAACAACCGGCCCATAAAGACATCATAAAAATCGCCAAAATCGGAACATGATAAATATCCTATATAAAAACCGAATAATTTATAATCATATTCCAGAAGAGGATATTAATAAAATTCTTCTTGAATTAGCCCTAGATGAAAACATTGACGAAAACGAAATTGAAATTGAGGAGGTATGATCAATGAAAGCCAAACAATCTCAGGAAATCAATCCAGTCCAGAAAAAGAGCCGTCAGGGTAATGGAAGAAACACCAAATACGCCGCAACATCAAGGAACGGGGCCAGGAAGAGGTCTAGGGGCCAAGGTAAGGGTTGATATTGAAAACTGGATCAAAGAAGTCTCCGTGATTCGCCCTGAACTCGGAGGCTTTGCTATATGCCCCTTTGCCAAAAAGGCCAATTATGAAATCCTAGAAATAGACATTGACAAGATGTATCCAATAGACGGTCTTGACGTTGTGATCTACATTGTCGATGAAGACGATCTAGAGGCAATCAATTGGTGGGTTGACTTCTATAATAACAAATATAAAGACTGGTTGTTCTTTGAAGATTGTGCTTCTTATGATACCTTTATTGGCGGGGTGCAGACTAATAATGGAAAATATAATCTAATTTTGGGCCAACCAAAAGAGAAATTAAAAAAATTTAGAGAGATATTAAAGAAGACTGATTACTATTCTTATTGGTCAGACGATTATTATAAAGAGATTGTTGGGGACTAGCTTCATTCCTTTACCCTAGCAGCCTGAATATTTGTAATAGGATCTCTTTTAGAAGCGCCCAAAACCCTAGAATATAAGTTTTCTCTTTTTTTTCTTCCTGCTTTCATATCTTTAGACCCTGACATAACTTCTGCTGCTTTACCAGAAATAATATCACCTGACTGTCCACCTGCAACATTTTTTACATTTTTTGGAATATCTCTTACAGTAGAGTGATATTCTTTTCCTCTAGTGATTAATTCTTTTGGATCGTTCTTTTTAAAATCCTTTTTCGGTAAAACATCAACCGCATGTACTTTTCTATTAGACCTATTTCCGGTTTGCCTTTTTAGTCTTTTTAGGAATAAGGCCCTTTGTTTGGTTCTTACTACCTTTTTACTTTTGTCATCAACTTTTGATGGCATTGTATCCTTTGCATAAGAGGACTGATTAGGATATGTTGTAATTGCAGTAGACGTATATTCTCTAGGGACAGCATTAAAATTTATTTTATTTGGACGCCTTTCGCTTGAGGTCCCCCGACGACTTCTTGTCATTCCGGCTTTTCTAAATGCGGCCCTTTCGGATGCATCTTTTTGTTGTCTTGCTCTTCCAAAAGGCGATGAACTAGGCCCCAAAGTAAGCTGTCTTAATTTAGACTCGTCTAGAAACTCTTTATAAGTTTTCATTGTTCAGGGATTCTGCGTACTGTATAGATGTTTGCCCCATAATCTTGATTCTTTTTATCGGCAACTCTATTAGCACCTTTTCTAGTTTTATAAGGCTTTTTATTAATCTTTTCTGGTTCTGATGAGCCTACTTTTGTATCATCAACAGTAGTATTTCCCCTGTAAATATCAAAAGGAGCCTCTGATAAAATCCCAACCAGCCATTCGTCGCTCATGGCCTCTAAAATACGGGCAGCCGAATCATAATCGTTCACATACCTTTCAGTTATCAGATAATCTAAAACTAAATTATTATATTCTTCTTTCATTCTAGATGATTCTCTTTTTGCTAAATCATCAAGTCTTTTACTTTCTTTTTTTCTTTCTTCATCAGATAGTTTCATAAACCCCGTATCCAAGGCTTCTTTATTTTTTTTGGCTCTTTTTTCTAATTCGTTTTCCTCATAAACCGCCAAATATGCCTCAAATAACTCGTCCATGTCTTTTTATTACTACATAAAACTATTTATAATTTTCCTAAATAGCACTGGTGATAGAACCACCACAAAAAAGTTCTCCCAATCCAAATAAGGAGAATAAAAATGACTGATCGAAATGTTGAATACATGAAGGAAATGTGGGGAACCACTCAACTGGTAACCGACTACAAACCAGAAAGAAAGAAACTTCTAAGAGAAGTTACTGATGAAAAATTTAAAAAAGAACAAGAACCAGTAGAAAATGAACTATTTGACGCCTGGGACTACGGCCTAGAATCACTAACCCCAATTAACTAATAAAAATATGGCAATAAGGGTCAGCAAACAGTTCAAAGATATAAGTGGTACTTTTAAAATCAACCCGCTAAACAGCGATGCGATTGCCATAAAAAATGAGACTGCCATTGCCAGATCCATTCGTAATTTGATTTTTACTTTAACCGGAGAGGTTCCATATTCTACAATTGGTAGTTCTGTAAACAGACTACTTTTTGAGAATATGGACTCTTTTACGGCAACCGCCCTTGAGACCGAAATAAGGGGAGTTCTTATAAACGAACCCCGAATAAATGTAATAAGTGTTGATATAGTTCCAAATTTTGAAAATAACGAATTTAATGTAACCCTTGTTTATGAAATTATAGGTATCGACGTACCACCCCAACAACTAAACGTAGCCCTTGTATCGACCCGATAATGTCTCTTACACAATTTACTAACCTAAATTTTGATCAGATCAAGACCTCTATAAGGGATTATCTCAGGGCGAATTCAGATTTTACTGATTATGATTTTGAAGGATCTAATTTTACAATCCTTATCAACACTCTTGCCTATAATACCTACATAAACTCCTATAATGCAAGTGCAATTGCAAATGAGGTCTTTCTCGATAGTGCAACCCTAAGAGAAAATGTTGTCTCTAGGGCAAAAGAGATTGGATATTTGCCTAGATCAAGAACATCTTCTAGGGCGAACATTACTTTTTTTGTAGACACCAATAATTTATCAACTAATCCTTTAACACTGACTCTTAAAAAAGGAACTGTTGCAGTAACTTCTGGTCGTTTTAACTCAAGCAATTACGTATTTTCAATTTTAGACGATATTACGGTTCCGGTTGTTGATGGGATCGGTCTTTTTGAAAATATTACCGTTTATGAGGGCAATTTTATTGTAGAAAATTTCACATATTCTCAAAATAGACGAAGTATTCTGAGTAATAGTGGAATTGACACCTCTTTAATCTCGGTTGTGGTCAAAAGTAGTCAAAATTCTAACTTTTCAGAAAAATATGTCTTGAGTAGGGACATTTTTGAGGTAAAAGGCGACTCAAAAGTATTCTTCTTACAAGAGATAGAAGATGAATACTATGAAATCTTCTTTGGAGACGGAGTTTTTGGTAAAAAATTAGAAGATGGTAACTATATTGAGGTAACCTACGTCACAAATTCCGGCGAAGAGGCCAACGGGGCCGATAATTTTTCATTTTCCGGTCGTATTTTTGATAATAATGGAGGAATAGTAACAAGTGACCTATCATTAGTCACTGTAAATAGCCCAGCATTCGGCGGAAAGCCGATTGAGGCCATTGAATCGATCAAAAGATATGCCCCGAGGCTCTATTCGGCCCAAAATAGGGCGGTCACGGCGACTGATTATGAAACAATCGTGGCCCAGATTTACCCTGAGGTCGAGTCAATTTCGGCCTTTGGTGGTGAAAATCTGACTCCACCACAGTTTGGCAAGGTTTTTATCAGCATAAAGCCTGTAAATGGCGAATTTTTGTCTAATAACGTAAAGGACAACATAAAAACCGCCTTAAGAAAATACGCGGTTGCCGGAATTGTTCCAGAAATCATTGATCTTAAGTACTTATACGTAGAATTTGACACAACAGTTTATTATAACCCGAATTTTACGATTTCACCTGAGGCCCTAAGAACCAATATTATAGAAATCATCAATACTTACTCCAAATCAAACGATATTAATCGATATGGGGCAAGATTTAAGTATAGTAAATTTTTGAATCTTATTGACGAATCATCCGAGGCGGTTACTTCCAATATCACAAAAATCACAATGCGCCGGAACCTAAAGGTTTCTATTAATACTTTTGCCACATATGAAATTTGTTTTGGTAATTCCTTCCACATAAGAAGTAGTCAGGGCAATAATATTAAATCAAGTGGGTTTTATATTTCAGGAATCAATTCTTTAGTTTACCTAGCAGATATTCCAACTTCCGAGTCTAAAGGAAGTCTATATTTGTTTACAACCCCGGATGGAACCACTGTTAATGTAGTGAGAAGAAACGTAGGAGAAATTGATTATCAAAAAGGAGAGATTATTTTATACCCCATAAATATTAGAGATACTGTTAAAAAATTTGGTTTTGATAAAATTATAGAAATATCTGCAATACCAAAATCTAATGATGTTATTGGTCTTCAAGACCTTTATTTACAATTAAATGTAGAAAATAGCACAGTTAACATGGTAATAGACAATATTTCTTCTGGTTCAGACTTAACAGGCTCTAATTACATTTCAACTTCAAGTTATACAGAAAATAGACTTATTAGAAAATGAGGATTCCGGTTTCTTCAATTGTAAATTATCAACTTCCTTCTTTTGTAAGAGACGAGTATCCCCTGTTTTCTGAGTTTCTAGAGCAATATTATCTTTCTGACCAGTCAGAAAAACTCACCCAGAATTTAGACAAAGATATTGATATTGATTTTGTCTTTAAAATAAGAAATAATGCGGTATTAACATCCGAAACCGGGTTTATTGATTCTGAAATAAACGTAGACTCAACCGAAGGATTTCCTGATAATTATGGTCTGATCCAAATTGATTCCGAAATCATTCTTTACACATCCAAAAATGAGACTCAATTTTTAGGTTGTACCAGGGGATTTAGTGGAGTCACAAAAATAGACCGGGAATACCTAGAATTCTCTGAATCAGAACTTGAAAGACATAGTGCAGGATCAACAGTAGTAAATCTAAGTATTTTATACCTAAAAGAATTTGCCTACAAGATAAAGAAAAGAATTACTCCTGGTTTTGAGGACCGGGAACTATTTGAGGACCTCAATTCTTCTAATTTTGTAAAAAACATAAAGTCTTTCTATACCTCTAAAGGTTCCGATGAGTCTTTTAGGATCTTATTTGGGGCTCTTTATGGGAAAGAAGTTGAGGTAATAAAACCCCGAGACTTTCTTATCCGGCCATCGGATGCCCAATATCGAATCACAAAAGATATTGTTGTTGAGGCCATTGAAGGTGATCCGTATGATCTAATAAACGAGACCATTTATCAAGATGCATCAGATTTCATAGAGCCCGCCCATGGGACGGTAATAGAAGTCAGTAAAATCATAAGAAATAATAAGGATTACCACGTCATAAGTCTTGATTTCGATTATAATAAAGACATTGATACTTCTGGCACCACAAGAAGCGAATTTAGTATTCATCCTAAAACTGTCTCGACATCAACGATAAGTTCAAATTCTACCTATATTGATGTTGATTCAACAGTAGGGTTTCCGGAAAAGGGCTCTCTTAAAATTGATCTAGAAGACGGTAATTCATTTACTGTTCAGTACAATAGTAAGGTCCTCAACCAGTTTTTAGATTGTTCCGATATAACGTTTGAAATTCCAGAAAAAACCGAAATAAAACTAGACGATTCTATTTACGGGTTTGCTTCGGATGGTTCTAGAATTACCATGCGGGTTAATGGCATTTTAGGAGACATCGATTTTGTTGACCTGAATTTTAATTATAATGAATCAGAAGAGATAAAAATCAAGACCTTAGGAGAAGATGCCGAGGGGTTTAAATTCAACAATTGGTTTTTTAACGTCCCGGTCACTTATAAAGTAAAAACTATTGGTCTAATTAATTCGGGTAATTTTTCATATTCAATAGAAACAATAGACAAACATAGTTTTGTAATCGGCGACACTTGTACCCTATATGGGTCTAATGACGAAAAAATCCTAGGACAGGTATTTTTTATTGATAATAAAAACAATATAAAGATAAGTACTTTTCAATTATTGGACCTAACCCTTTCTTACGACATAAGAAAGAATGTCTCAAAGGTAAATATCTCTAATGAGAAATATCTACAACTTAACACCTTTAATTCAAATATCCAGAACATTTATACTGATTATAATAAAGATCTTTATGTTTCCTCGCCTTCTCTTCCAAGGTATTCTGATCCACTAGAAATAAAAGAATTCTCTAGTCTTGTTCCAGTAGGTAATTATACTGATTTGACGGATATAACCTTCCAAGTATCACACAAATTTTATACTGGCGATCTGGTTGTTTACAAGCCATCTAATAAAGATAATTCCATTACCCTGGAGGGAACCTATTATGTTTACGTTGTAAACTCAAAAACAATAAGACTTGCAAAGAGTCAGTTGGATTTGAGTGATTCAAAGTTTATTGTTTTTAATGGATCTATATCCCCTGGAAATGAAAGTATCATAGAACCAAAAAGTTTTTATGATAATAATCTCAATAGGCTAGAAATTAATCCGCAAAATATCGTCACAAAATTAGAACCACCCTCTTTATTAGAATCTCCAGAAGAAACTCTTCCTGGAACAATTGGTATTTTTATAAATGGCGTAGAGCTTTGTAATTATAAATCCACTGATCTAGTTTATTATGGTGGCCTAGAAAAAGTAGATATTTTATCGACCGGGGATGGTTATAATTTATTGGATCCACCAGAAATTATTGTTTCTGATGCGGTCGGATTTGGAGCAAGTCTTGTTCCTTTTCTTGAAGGTTCCCTTGAAAAAATTAATATTATAGATCCTGGATTTGGTTTTATTGGAACTCCTAAAATAGTAATTTCTGGTGGAGGGGGTAGTGGGGCCGAGGCTGTTGCAGAAATGGTTTCTTTTACATATTCTGCAGAATTTGATGCAGTATCATCAGTAAATGTCTCCGAGGACTCTATTTTATTTGATTTAGAACATAAATTTGCTAATGGCGAAAAAGTTGTTTATAAAACACAAAATCGTCCAACAGTTGTTGGACTTAATACCAATTCAGAATATTTTGTTGGGGTTGCCAGTTCAACTTCTGTAAAATTATATAATACTCTTAATGATTCACTTGCTGGGATCAATACGGTAAATCTGTCTGCGGTTGGTTCTGGTGATCATTCTTTGGTCGCAGTAAATGCAAAGAAAAAAATATCAAACATAAAAGTAGTTTCTCCTGGATCCGGGTATAAGAATAAAAAACTGGTCATTTCTGGTATAAACAGCGCATCCGATACCCTTGTAATAAAAGACCATAGTTATTCCTCAGGAGAAATAATCGAGTATTTACCAGAAGGACCGGTCATTTCTGGTCTGTCTTCTTCTCAAAATTATTATGTTACAGTGGTAGATAATGACAATATCAGACTTTCTGGGATTTCTACTGTCAACTCTTCTGATTTTAATTTTGTAAATAAAAATTACATTAATTTTACTTTGACTCTTTCTGGGGTCCACTATGTTAATTATCCTACAATTACCGTCAGCATAATTGGCCCGACCCAAATCCCGGCAGTCGTTCAACCAGTTTTTTCTGGTAAAATAACTTCTGTATTTGTTAGTAATCCGGGTGTTAATTATGGATCCGAGGGAATTCTAAATTATCACAAAAAACCTTCTCTTTTTATACAAGAAGGAAGTAATGCCCAGGTTACTCCGGTCATCCTTAATGGTTCTATTAATAGAGTAATTGTAAATTCTCCTGGTAGTAATTATAATCAAATACCAGATATTGAAATTTTCCCTAGAAACAATGGGGCAATATTGACTCCTATTATAACAGATGGTAAACTAACCGAGGTCATTGTCGTTAATGGTGGGGAATTTTTTGATGATGGGACATTTATTAATATTGTACCAAAAGGTTCTGGTGTAAAATTTGATCCAATAGTTAAATCAAGAAGAATAGATCTTGTTAAAAAATTATTCGAGACTAACAATATTTCCTTCGATGATGGATACATTACAAGAAGTATTGATTCTTTGGGATATACTCATCTATACTCGCCAAGGTCAATTAGAAAATCAGTATCCAGAGAATTTGGATCTACTAGTATTCTAGATTTAAATCTGGATATCAATAATAGAGAAATCAATAATACTGTTCATTCACCGATTATTGGTTGGGCCTATGATGGAAATCCAATTTATGGACCTTATGGTTATGCTAATTTAAATTCTGGTCCGGTTAAAAAACTTTCTTCTGGTTATAAATTAAAATCAAATTCAAGGCTAATAAGTGAGAATAGACCATCTCTGGCGATTTATCCAAAGGGATTTTTTGAGGATGATTACTTTTTTGATAATTCAGGAGACTTAGACGAGCATAATGGAAGGTTCTGTATAACCCCAGAATATCCAAATGGTGTTTATGCATATTTTTGTACATTATCCGAAACACCAGACCCTAATTTTAATAATTACTTTTCTCCGGTATACCCATACATCATAGGACCCACCTTTAGAAACAGGTTAATTGAAAAAATACAATCTTTTGATGATATTGGCGAAAAATTATTAAGGAATACTACACCATATAATTTATTAAGTTCAAACAGCTCTTATGATTTTGTTGTAAATCCTAATAAAATTAAAGAAGAAAATATAGAAATAACAAGCGTAGGCAGTGACTTTATTGAAAATGTTCAAGTATTAGAACCTGGAATTGGTTATCGAGTTAACGAGCCAATTACCTTTAGTGACAATAGCCGTGCGAGAATATCCGAGGTTTCAGGAGTATCAATTGCTTCTATTGCGTCTTCTTATGTTAATTTCAATAATCTAGAAGTCGTTTCTTTTAATAATTCATATATCGGTATTCTTACTAGTCCTCATAATATTGATTCAACAAAGACGTTTAATTTTAATTCCAAATTTGAATTAAACAAAAAAATTGTAGCGAAACCTTATAGTAATAAGTTACAATTGAGAACAAGTGTAGACCCGACCGCTACTACTGGAATAGTTACCTTTTTTGATGTTAGTGGGAATTTAAATTTTCCACTAAAAGAAAATGATATTTTTACTATCAATGAAGAACAAGTAAAAGTATTAAATATTAATTTTAATTCTTCTAGAATAAAAGTAGAAAGAAATCAAAACGGAACCATAGGTATTAATACTCATAGAATTAATAGTGTTCTTGAAGAAGATTCAAGGAAATTTACTTTTAATATTGGACTCACTTCTTCATATAATTTAAGGCCCAATAAAGAATACTACTTCAACCCATCAGAATCAGTTGGGCTAGGAACCACTAGTAATTATACCCTAAACATATCAAATCCGGGCCTTGGGAAAAGTATTATAACCATTCCACCCGGTAGTATTT